GGGCGCACGTCCAGAACCGGCGCTTCGCCCGTGCTCGCCAGGCCCTCGCCGAGTCGCCGTCGAAGTGGAATAGCCTGCCGGTCGGCCGCCTCGACCCGAAGTTCCACCAGGAGAGCCGCACCGGTCCCCATGCGAACGTGAAGCGGCGGGAGCCGGCCCAGATCGTCACCAGCCGCAAGGCACTCCAAACCTACATCGCCCGCATCCAGAAGCGGGTCGGCTTTGCCAAGGGCGTCTGGATCAAGGCAGCGAAGGACATCGGGGGACGGGTCCGGGGAGCGGCACAGTGGGCGAGCCGGCACAGGAAGGCCCCGGGCAGCGCCACGGTGAAGAGCGGCACCAAACCCTCCGTCACGCTGATCAGCCGCCTCGACTACATGGACGACGTGCTGACCGAAGCCGGCGTCAGGCTCGCTATGGAAGTGGCCGCTGGACGGCTCCGGAGGGCATTGGTAACGTCGCTGCGCAAGATCAACGGGCGGATACAGCGGCGTTTGAAGAAGGCCGCCTAAGCGCCGAAACCAGCATACATTCCAACGATCATGGCCAGTGTGACAGCAAGGGTGGAGGTGAGCGTCAGGCTTGAGATTCCGGACGATTTAGCGACAAAGATCACCAAATCAGACATCGTTGAGATGTTTGGCACGGCGGTTGGGCACAACGCCAGCGGCCTCGGGGTGCAGGTGGTCGCAGACGGGAAAGCCCAGTGGCACGGAACGGTTTTCGAGAAAACAGATCCGGTCATGGCCTCGGCCTTCGTTGATGGATGGATCGACGATGCGGAAATCGAGATCGAGGACGACGGATTCGACGCCCTTGAGAAAGAGCTGGAGGATACCTGAGCGGGTTGACGCGAGGGCCCCGGTCAGATGCCCAACCTGATCGAAGACGCCCTCGCCTCCAAGCTGGCCGCATGGCTCGCCGTCAACCGCCCGGAAGCCATCCCCACTACAGTTCCGATCCAGGTCGCCAACCGGGACGAACTGCGCACCCGTCCGTGCATCGTGCTGGCGACCTCGGAATCGAAACCGGTCACAGCCATGCGGCACACCGCCCGACTGAAGCTCGATGTCCATCTCTTCACCCAGGTCGATGACACCCCGGCCGCCGATCATGCCATCTGGGCGGCGGCGTTGGTGACGATGCTCGCAGGAGTCGTGGACCTGAAGGCGGACCTCGACTCGGAAACCTTCTGCCTGCACGACCTCATGCTGAGGGATTCCGCTACGGTGCCCGACGAGACACGAGGCCGCGAGACCGTCATCACCTACGAGGCGGTCGTTTCCGCCGTCTGATGTCCCGGTTGACATGCCGCCAGCGGTCAAATGGCCGCATCGCTCCTCGGCACCACCGGCAACTGGGGGATTCCCCAGGATGAATCCGGTATCCTCATCACCGACCTGTCGTTCGATTTCTCCAACCAGGAGAAGCCCGTTCTCGACAAGGGCGGCGAGGTCATCGGCCTCTCGCTCTACCAGGAGATGGTCGAGATCAAGCTCTCGGGGCTCGTCGCCAAGGATTCGCCCTTCGCCGGCAAGATTGGAGCGGCCCTGGCCCTGGCGAACAGCGTCCCGGCCCACCTCCAGTCCAGCGGAGGCACCACCATCCTGATGCAAGTCAGCCGCAGCCTCAACAACGAGGACTTCGAGAAGATCGACCTCACCGCCAAGCACTACCCGCTGCTGGCCCTCGGCGGCGGTGGTTCCTGATCCAACCCACCACCCGAGATCCCATCATGAACTCCGTATCCCATGTGTCTTCCACGGCCACCAGCAACACCTGTCTGGCCGCCGCCCTGACCTCCGTCGGCATCCCTCTTGCCGAGAAACCATTCGTCCGTGTCGTGGGCGACGGCATCCGTGGCGAACGTGTCGTCTGGTTCTTCGAGCCGCAGAGCCTGGACGGGAAGTTCCAGACCAAGGAACTCATCGCCGCCTGGAACGACGACGGCTGGCACCTCGCTAACCCGGAGCACCCGTTCGCCTACATCAAGTGCGCGCTCCTCAACCGCGAGCGGCTGGTGGATAAGGTGAAGCAGGACGTGCCGCTGGCCTGCGTGAAGCGCCGGGGCAAGATCGCGCTTCTTCCGCTCAACGCCTCGCCCCGCACCGAGGATCTGTATCTGAGGAACCTGTGAGCAACCTGTGAAGAACATGGACGATCCCGAACGCCAGAACCTGCTTTCCAGCGCTTTCCACGAAGTCGAAACGGTCATCGGCGGCCACACCATGCGCCCGCTTTCGCTGGCCAGCTACGACGTGCTTCTCCGCACCGGCAATCCCCTGGTCCGGGGCGAGATGCCCCAGGAGGGCACTCCCGAGTTCACTTCCGCGCTGATGGGATTCGTCTTCGTCCACTGCGCTCCGTGGCCCGAGGTGGTGCGGGCGTCTTTCGACGACCAACGCTTCCGCGAGGAAACGCTGATCTTCTGCGGTGACCTCACTCCTTCGGATTTCCACACCGCCTTCCAGCGTCTTGAGGAACAATCGAAGCAACTGGAGGCGGCGCAGGTGGAACCCGCATCGGAGCTCGGCGGAAAAAAGCCGTCCCCTGCGACGAACCCGGCTTCATAGCCGCCCAGGTCTTCGCCATCGCCGCCGAAACCGGCTGGCCCGAGGAACGGGTCCTGTTCATGCCGATGACGCGGCTCGCGCAGTACCAGCACTGCCTGTTCCGCCGCAACTCGGTCCGCACCCGTTGGAGTAACGCCATCACCGACGCGCCGAGCTTCCGCGACCAAATGGAGGCGCTGCGGCAGCAGTGGCGCGGAGCGGTTGACTCTGATCCTGAAGCGTGAGCGCGATCACCGTTACCCTCGGAGCCGACATTTCCGCGCTGAAGCGGGCGATGACGAGTGCCGGTGACTTGGTGGCGTCGTCCGCTCGCCGCATGAGCCGGATCACGGGTGCCGGACTCGCGGGCCTCGGCAAGGGCGGCGCGCTCGCATTGCAGAAGGGATTCGCCCTCTCCGGTCTCGCGATCAAGGCGGGCATCGGGGGAGCGCTCGCAGGTGGGGCCGCTGCCGTCGCGGGCGGGGTGAAGGCGATCAATGCCGCCGCCGATTTCGAGCAGACCAAGGTGGCGTTTACCACGCTCATCGGTGACGCGGCCAAGGCCGAGGAGACGCTGGCCCGGCTGCGGGAACTCGGTGCCCAAACGCCATTCGAGTTCCCCGAGCTGGCAGATGCCGGCCGGAAGCTGATCGCATTCGGTGAGTCGGCCGACTCCGTGCCCGAGACGCTTCGCCGCATTGGTGATATTTCCGCCGGCATCCAGGCCCCGGTCAACGAGATCGCGGAACTTTACGGCAAGGCGCGGGTCCAGGGACGACTCTTCGCCGAGGACATCAACCAGCTCACCGGACGGGGCATTCCGATCATCCAAGAACTCGCGAAGCAATTCGGCGTGTCGGACTCGGAGGTGAAGAAGCTCGTCTCGTCCGGCGAGGTCGGATTTCCGGCCATTGAACAGGCGTTCATCTCGCTCACCTCCGAGGGCGGCAAGTTCGCGGGCATGATGGAGGCCCAGAGCAAGACAACCTCGGGGCTGTTCTCCACGCTCAAGGACACGATCAACGAGGTGTTCCTCACGCTCGGTCAGCCGATCAACGATGCCATTCGACCCCTGGTGGCCGAGGCGATCACGCTCGCGCAGAAGCTGGCTCCACTGGCCAAGCGTGCCGGCGAGGCGGTCCGCGACGCGATCCAGTTCGTCATCGCCGCCTTCAAGACCGGCCAAGTCCTCGACCTCGTGGTGACCTCGCTCAAGCTGGGATTCACCACCGCCGTCAACAGCCTCATCGACGGATTCCGCGTGGCGGTCGGCTTTCTCTGGAACGCCATCACCGACGGCACGATGTGGGTCAACCTCGGCAAGCTCTACCTCGGAGTGGCCGTGAAGTTCTACAACCAGATCCTCCGGGGCTTCGAGTCGGTGCTCAACTTCCTCGCGGCGGGCATGGAGTGGGTCGGCGGCCTCCTGGTGAAGCAGCTCCTCAAGATTCCCGGCATGGACAAACTGCTGGGATTCGGTCCCGAGGACGTGAACACGAATTTCGGCAACCTCTACCGCAGTCGCCAGGACGGGAAACTCTTCGGTCTCGACCTCGACGGCATGGGACAGTTCGGCGACCGGCTCACCGCCGAGGGATCTTCCGGCCTCGGGGAACGTCTGGCGGCGGCAGCGGCGAAGGCAATCGAGGACACCGCCGCCAAGGGTGAGTTCATGGATACCAGCGCGATGCGGGAGAAGCTGACCGGCATCGTCCAGACGATCCGCGACGCCATGCCGAAGCCGGAAGACGCTCAGGAAGCGGCGAACAAGGTCGCCAAGGCATCCGCCACGGGAACGGCTCCGGGCCTGCGGGACCAGCAATCGAAGCTCGCCCCGATCGTGACATCCCTCGGCAAGGTGGGCGGCGGTGGCTACTCGTCCGGCGCTCTGGATGCCCAGCGGGAGAACAATCGGCTCACAGGAGAGACGAACCGGCTTCTCCAGGAATCCAACCGTCACCTGAAGAAGCTCGGGAACGGAGGCACGCTCACGGCCGCGTTCGGTTGACGCCACGTCCCGGCCAAGATGCCGAGACACGTTGCCATCCAGCCGGGACGCCTCTACCCGCAGCCGGGATACTCAGTTTCCATCGACAAGGAGGGCAAGTGGACCGCCATCCAGGTCTTCCTCTGCCACCGCAACTCGGCCGTGGCTCTCATGCCGCGACCGGGCACGCCCCACCCGGAGATCCCGTTCATCACGATCTCGCAGGTCAGTGCCAGCATCACCGAGGGCGACCTCGCTGAGATCACCTG